TACCGGCAGCTTATCCCTGTCGTCCAAGCATCAAACCTACCATATCTCGGTTGGGCCATAAACGTGGTGTCCCGTTGGGCATCTAGTCAGAAGGCTCCCTGGCTCTGGAATGAAATCACTGTTCACAACTATGAGATTAATTACCCAAGGCTAGCTACAACCCTTTTAGATACACCCCACGCTCCTGTTGAGCCCTTTCGTGCGGCGGGGGAGGATGATTCTTCCCCCTCTGTTAACGAACAATGCAGCTCTACCAGCAAGGACTCAACAGAATCAAGCAGCGGGCATAGAGAAGAGACTGATGGCAGTAGTACCGTTAGTACACCCAGCACTACTACCAACTCCATTAACAAGGAGCGAGATGATAAGACGTATGTTGCCCCGCCATTTCGTAGCGGTGCGCAATCACCCAGTACTGGATATTCCCGAGGAGTACCTGAGACCACTAAACGAGATGTCGTCAGAGTGGACAAAGGAACTGTTAAGGATAGCCACCCAGTTAAAGGTGCAGGACCCATCAATGCCGTGGGGCCATCATCTAACGGCGTCAAGCTTCAAGGACAGCACACCTATATTAAAACTAGTGAAGACCTCCTTCACCTCAAGAGCAACTGCAAGCACCCAGATCACCCTGCCGGGCCCAAGTGCTTCAGAATCTCTGACCGAGTCCAGTCTTGTGTCACGAGACAGCAAATTCTTGAAAGCAGATCCAACAATTCACTCCGTAAGTCCTTCGGACCAAACTGGAGGAACATTATCGACCGACCCTACAATAAACGTCAAAACACTAGATGCCAGCGTAAAGGAGTTTCTAACTCTGCCGGAAAATCAGTGGCTGGTCCCAACCAACCCCATACCGTTCAAGGAGTGGGTAAGTCGGTTCAAGGACCACAGGCAAGAGGAGCTAACCCTCGCCCAGTCAGAAGTGACTGGAGAAGGAATTCTAAAGAAGGACAGTCTACTAAAAAGTTTTATAAAGGTAGAAACCTCAACAACCGCAACGGACCCAAGAAACATCAGTCCAAGAAGCGATAAATTCCTTTCAATCTTAGGCCCTTACGTGGCGGCGATTGAGAAACTAGCTAAGCAATGCCCATACCTTGTCAAGGGACTCACTCCACAAGAGAGAGGACCACTAATGGCAGAGTCTTGGAGGGGCGCGATTGTCGAAACTGACTTTAGTCGTTTTGACATGACCGTATCCCGCGATATGATCGTGCATGTCGAGCGCG